AACATGAACGATATCATAGCCAAACGTAAAAGATCGTAATGCTAATGTACTTTCTTCACCTGTAAAGTATATTTGAGGATCATAAGGAACATCAACTACCCACTGTCTTTCGGTTAAAAGAAAACCAGCAGACAAAAGAAATCCTTTATATTGTTTAGGCGCAAGGTTTTTGGAACCCGGTGAGCAATGTAATCCTCTATTAAAAGGTTTAGCAGCCGTGACGACAACAGTAAAATTATCAGTTTTTGGGTTTCCTTTAGGTATAAAAACAAACTCTTTATCTAAATTAAAAGCTTTATCTGTTGGTATAGAGTAAAACGATCTAGGGTAACCTGTGATAATAGGCTTGTCTATCCACTTTTTAGCTTTGTTATACTCAGCTATTAAATACTCGTCCCAATCCTGCGCAAACATAGTATGAGAATCTATTTGTAAAAACAAATCCTCGTCTTCTAACAAGTCTGTTTGTATTTTAGACCTGGCCCAACAAACACCTAAAGAATCTGAAGGTTTGCATTTTTTTTGTCTTATGTTTATGTCGCTGTTTACTTCTAAATCTTCTTCGCTTTGATTAAAAACACCAAATACTAAGGTTTTTTTGTGTTTGGCGTTTGTGTAGCAAGAATGTATAGTATGTTTTAACAGCGGGTCATTATAAGACGCTATAGACACAAATAACTTCATTTAACGGGTTTACGCGTGGGTTTACGTTTACGTTTAGCTGCGTTCTTTGCTTTTTGTATACCTTTAACAGTATACGGGTAACTTGTCTTTCCTACTTTTGGCACTGGATCACCTCCTCCTCTTTGGCCGGTTTGTTGGCCGTTGTTTTGTGGTTAGGAGTGAGCTTAGGCTTTCCGCTGTAAGCCATATTCCCTCCTATGCTAGTTGCTCAGAATGTACTTTTGCAGGACGACCTCTTTTCTTAGGCAGTTCCTGCCTATCAGAGAACATCTTCTCCAACGCTTCTAAGCGGTCCCACTTCGGTTTGAGGTATTTGTCTACGTCCTTCAGGAGAAGGTGGAGTTCGTGGTCTGTTAACATTTTCTTTCCCTTTGATTTCTCGTTCTTTAAGGAGAGTCTGAGCCGTCTTTAAACGCCGATCAAACTCTTTATCTTCGCCATCACCTTCTTTTAAGTTTCGAGTGATAGCATTAATGAGATCAATTTGTAGCTCTTTTGGTGCTATATCTGCTTCAATTGCCAGTTTAATGGCTCTAGCCCCAGACTCTTGAGATTGTGCCGTTAATGCTGCTGTCTGTGACTGCTGGAACTCAAGCTGAGACTGCTGTACTACCATCGCCATTTGTTCCGCTTCCGGGTTAGGCTCCATAGCTTGCCGCATCGCCGTCAAAAGATCTTCACGGTTCGATAAGTTCATGTTGTCAATAATAGACTCAACAAGCGTTAAGTACAGCGGAGAGTCCTGCTTCATCGTCTGTAGTAACTGAACTAACTGTGTGACCTCATATTCTCTCGCTATAATACCCAAAGTGCTACTGGCATTGAACTTGTAGTCAGCAACAGGGTAGTTCTCAGGATCAAACTGCATGTAGCGATAAGCAGCCTTCTTCACAAAAGGTATTAAAAAAGACTGCTGGAAGTTAATCAGGGTACGTTTGTGCCGTTTAATGATTGCGCCAAGAGACATCGAAATCCCTGCGGCTGTCGCCTCGCCATTCACCTGTCCCGCAATCCCCGCCGAATCTACTGCGCCGGTAGCCTGTTGTACCATTTGCTGCAAGGATGCTGCCTGGTTAAACGTAATTGAGTTAACCTGCCCGAAATTAAAGGGCTGTAGGACTTCTCTGGGATCGCCACTGGTGAGGATTATCTTCCCTGGACGTATTTCAGGCTTTGACCCTCTGGGAAGTCGGGTAGCATCAATTGCCATCATGGGGTGAATAGTCAGGCTTAACGCATCAATTCTGGCTCTTAACTCAGTATCAAGGGCTTTTTGTGAATTATAACCCTTCTCGCATACGCCTCGACCCCAGAACCTGCCTGGGACAACATCCCAAGGGAAGGCGATAACAGGTCGATCCTGCATCATGTAAGGATTAACTTCCGCTTTTAACAGAATACCGCCATTAGCAATAACGACAATCGCTTCAACGTACCTTGAATTCTCTACTTCCTCAGAAAGCTCTTCTATCTCTTCGTCTAAAGCGTCTTCAAGCATCTCCCTTGGAACCAGGCCGTAATATTTAGTCAGCCGGACTTTGCCATCATGGTGGATGGTAAGATCCCGGTCTGGCTCTAAGTCTGTGTCGGGGGTAGCCGGGCCAATATAAGCCTCTTTGTAAACACCCTGCTCCTGAAGTAGCTCTACCTGGTGGAGACTGACAAATTCATCAATGGCAACACCCATAGCCTCCTCAACAGAGGTTG